ACACCAAGTCATACTACGAGAAGATGCTGGTAATAAACCTTCGGATATATTTTGACCTCTTTCTAATTTAGCCACTAAATCAGACTTAGGTACAGTAAACCCAACAAATCTCATTTCAACTTCATCGATTTTATATTTATTCGGCATTACTGGGACTTTAATAGGTCTGAATCTATCACTAAAGCCATGGATGAATCTATCTATCTCAGAATGAATAACGTCGTCAGAGAAAGCAATACGATAATCCTTAGGAGTTAGATAGATAGGTTCTTTTGCTATATTACCATCTTTATCTTTTTGGTAATATGGGATAACAGACATATTCTGTAACTGAACTGCAAAGAAGTTCTTGATATATGTGACTACAAATGGATAGAAGTTTGTGATAGTAGATGCTAGTGGCAATGCACAATGGTCTAAGTCTACGTTAAATTCTTCAATAGTTTCTGTACGAAGATTTGGTGAAGAAATAACTAGACGAGCAGAATAGTCAGATGTTTTAGAACTAGCTGCATTACGAATCAAACCAAATTTACCAGAGATAGTATCTTTAGAGAAGTATTCATAAAGGTTAGCTAAGCTATCTTGAATTCTACCTTTGATAGAATCACCAATACTTAAACCATAATCTTCATATTCAATCAAAGATCTAGTAGCAATAAGGATATTATTATAAAGCTTATTGATATCACCTACACCGACATATTTATCAGTAGTACTGATATCACGATAGAATGCAGGAATAACAATAAAGTTTCTAATAAACAAACGGTCTTTGTATTTCAATAAGAAGTCAATATTCTTATTACGGATACGAGAGTTATTCTTTTGGAATTCAAACTTATCAAAGTTTTCTCGTAAGAAGTCCAAACCAGTACCACCGTCTGGATCTGGTACTAATCTACCATCTTGAATTTTGAATGTTTCTGTACCATAAACACAACTAGTTATTTTAATATCAATACGTTGCCAAATTTTATAAGCTAGAGGAGTTAAGAAATATCCATGTAAGTTGATATATGCAAAAGTAGTTGCTCTACTGTCTTTGGTAATACCAAATATTTCATTAGATAATAACCCATCTGGAGTTGGTGTATTATTCTGATTAAAGAAGATAGGGTTGGTAATCTCTTTAAGATTGTTATCCTTGACAAAAGCATCAATGTCAAGAAGCTCTACCTTAAGATGATCTTTCTTTGCCATATTTTCTCTCCTTTCTATAAATTAATAATTTGTTAAAGAGAATGCGGTATCCAATATTGGATACCGCTTTATGGTCACATTCTAATTACTTTAATAACCGCAGTACCATCTTTATTAAGACTAGTCTTAATGGTAAAGTCGCTACCATATAAATGGACTACTTGGTTATTGTAAACAGTAGCCATATATTCATAGGGAATCTCTTGTGCTCTGCAAGTAAATATACATGTAGAGTTTTTAACTGCTTTTTTGGAATCGACAGTAATACTTACCGTGTCTTCAGTAATATACTTCCTGAAAACGGTATACACGACCATACAATGATCAAATATATTAGTAAATATAACGTTTTCTGGTTTGTTCTTGTAGATATTCTCTAGGAACTCAGAAACTATCACTGTCTACCTCCTATTTGGTCCACGTTGAACCATTTGTTCTTGTCTTTCTAAGTAGAGATCACGAGTAGATTTTCTAACGTTACTGTGAGCCCGATTTAGTCTATCTTGCTTATACTGTTGAATAGACTTAAGAAGCTTTTCTCTCTTCTCTTGTGCTAGACGTTTCATTTGAAGATAATACAATGAATGAATATAAGCCATAGATTTGTCAGGTGCATCAATTAAGCTGAAGCCACTACGATAATAAGTTTGTAGAGAAACTAATCGTTGTGTTAGATGCTCCGGAGTCCCAATTGATGCCGTGTAAAAAGCATGTTAAGAGGATGCATAATTTGTTTTTCAAATTTATGAGTACATTCTTGACCAGCGTAGTCGCCTTTCTTGAATGTGCCCAAGCATTCTTGTTCTGGAATGAAGTAAGTAATTACATCATCAGTACCATTGACTTTAGTTTCAAGGTCAAAGATATGATGATTTAAGATAGAGAATTGGTCAGAATTCAAAGAGTTAATGAATTTACCAACTACTTGTACTTTACGTTTGATAGTTTTAGCAACAGAAGAAGAATCTGGTTTGAAATCAACTGGTTTCAAGATTCCACGTTCACGATCAATGTAGTACAAGTTCTTAATGAATTGAGAAATACGGATGATAGCGATATACTTAGTACGGAATTCATCTGTAATATAAGTATCTTCGATATCAGAGAAGATAGTCAATGGACGAAGTTTAACTGCATAGTTATCAGAAATAACGATAAGTTTTTCAGAGAACGTATCCATACCACCATCAACTTCACCATGTTTAATAATGTCATCAAGACGTTTCTTATCTTCATCAGAAGCTTTTTCATTTACTTCCCACATTTTATCCATAGGGATATCATCTGTCATGAAGAATGTTTCACATTCAGGGCAGTCGAAGGAAATGTAGTTAGAACCACTGAAGGTTGCTTTATAAAGAGCAAAGTACATGTGGATCAAGTCAGCAGAAGCAATAGAACGTAACCAGTTTACATAACCACTTGGTTTATTTTCAGATACATCGTGTTTGTATAACAAAGCATAAGTATCTTTAATAGCTTGGTTACTGGAAGAGATATTGGAGATATTATTTACGAATTGAGCCAATTCAGAACCAGTCAAACCACTCATAGTGATATTACGACCAGTAGCAAACAATGGAGCTGTAGCTGTAGGAAGAGTATTTTCTTTTGCTGCAGTACTGTATTCCAAAGATGTATTAATATTGATAGGTTGGCTACTAATTTCGAATTTGTTAATATCAAATTCATCTTTAGTTGGTTTAATTTTTGTAGAAATAATTTTATTAATTTCTTCAAAACGTTTACGAGCTTCTTCTTCAGCTTTTTCTGCTTCTTTGATTTCAGCTTCGTTTTTCTTTTCGTCGTCATCGAGATCATCGATAACATCATCATCGTCAAGATCAGCGAAGTCATCATCATCAATAGTTACAGAAGATGCTTTGGAGATGTCCACTTTCTTAGAAGTTTTAGGGACTTCAGTATTATCACGAACGGATGCACCAAGACCGTCGTCTTCTAAGTCAGTATCGGTAGCTTCGCCACCTTCTTTATCTGCTTCTTCTAAAGCTTTTTCATCGGCGATTTCAATACATTTATCTTTCAACGGTTTCATGATTGCTGTCAATTCACCCTTAACTCGTTCAATGTTTTCATCGATGAGTTCTTCTTCTTTTCTAGCGAATTCTTCGTTACCAGATACTACTTCTTTGAATTTAGCAATATCTTGGATATCTACTGCATCGCCAGCTTTTACATCATTACCAGATGTCATATTTGGAGTTACAACATTGGATTCTTGTTTTTCTTCAACAACTTCTTTTTCTGGAGTTGCTTCAGCAGTAACAGTAGTAACCTCAGGTGTCTCAGTTGTTGCTCCTTCATCAGCACCTAACAATTCGTCTAGGCTGATTTTTTCAGTTTGATTTTCATTTGCCATTGTAATAGATTCCTCCTGAAAATTTAGATAACACTAATGGTATTTGTCTGGCTATTAAACACCAAACTATATGCCACACTATCCAAAGATATAGTAATAAACAGTGTCTTATTCAACTCATCTTTAGTTAGGTTTACATCAACACTCTCAAATTCTGGTAAATACGTCCGAATTTGATTAGTAATGTCATCCTCCAGTTCATATAAATGATCGAAGAAAGTATATCTATAACGTTCAACCAATCCTACACCCATTTTAGGTCTAGTAGGATATGTGCCAGGTCTTAATAGAATTAATTCTATTAACTTAATAGCCGTAGCATCCTCATTCGTATAAACGAGTGGTTGGTTAAACTGATTAATCGAAATACTATGCTCGATAACTTTAGGATCCTTAGCTAGTGTTTTCGTACCAAAAACTTTGTTAATCAATAGGGATTACCTCCTTCCATTGAAACAAAATTTATTATTTTGTTTAATTTATAATTTCCTACTATATTCGTAAAACCCACAAATAATGACGCTCTGAACATGTTAGTAAGACTTAATAAGCTAATTAGTGAGGTGAAATATTAATGGCAAAAAGAAAAGAAAGATGTCCTTATTGCACTTTCCGTGATGTAAAAGATAAAGTCATCTCCCATATAGAACGAAAACACTCTGAGTTAATCCCAGAAGGGTATACAGCTGCAAGGGTTTTATTTAATTATATCAATAAAAAAGACCATGGTACTTGTATCGTATGTGGTAGAGAGACACCATGGGATGATAAGATTAATAAGTACAAACGTCTTTGTGGTAGACAAGTTTGTAAAGATAAACTAAGAGAAAAATATAAAAAGAATATGGTAAAAGTATTCGGTACTTATAATATTCTCAATGACGAAGAACAACAAAAGAAAATGTTAGCTAATAGAAGTATCTCTGGTGAATATAGATTCAAAGATGGTACTAAGTTTAGTTACGTTGGTTCTTACGAAAAGAAATTCTTAGAATTCTTAGACCAAGTATTAGATTTCGATGGTTATGATATCATGGCACCTGGTCCTACTTTTGAATATGAATTCGAAGGTAAAACTCATAAATGGATTACCGACTTTATGATTATTCCATATAATCTAGTAATCGATGTTAAAGATGGTGGAGATAATCCTAATAATAGAACCATGGTTAAATATCGTAATAAACAAAAAGCAAAAGAAACTATGATTACCACTGCTCAAGGTAAATATAGCTACTTACGTTTAACCGATAACCAATTTGGTCAATTGCTAGAAATCTTCTTAGCTCTTAAAGAACGTATGGATGATCCAGACAATGCCGGTAAACCTTTATTCCGTATTAATGAATCGGTAGAAGTTATAACCGAAGAGTTTGACTTCGATTCTATTAAGAATGAGATTGGTTCTAAGATTAATGAGGTTATGCCTCTTATCTATAAAGATAACCAACAACAAGAGCAACCTCAACAGCCTGCTCAACCTGAAGAACAACCACAACAACAAGAACCTTCTTCTGAAGGATTTAAATTTGATTAGATAGAAAGGAGAATTTAGTGATGGATATTTTTCAAGAAGGTATTATCGATAATATTAAAGATGCCTTTATGAGAACACTTAACTTCGCTATTATTTCTGAACCTGAATATAGACAAACTACAAGAGAACCTTATCCTATTGCTAATAGTATTGCAGATGCATTAAAGTCTACAAAAGAACTTAATTATCCACCTGCTGTATTATTTGAATATGATGAAGAAAAGAATAAAACTACGATCAAGATGTCTAAAGATCGTTGGAATTATCTTAAAGATGTAAAACTCATCATTCTTGTAGCTAATCCTAATAATAAGAATAATATTCAAGCACCTAATATTGCTCAGCCTCCTGCATTGGGTATGAATCCTATTCAAACTCCAGCTCAACCAGCTGCTACTGGTATTCCTACAGCAGATAAACGCTATGTGTCTACATTCAAAGAATTAGTAGATGAATGTGATATCAAGATTGAATATACAGAAACTGATGATGCTACTAAAGAAAGAATGGAAGCTATTAAACCTTTCTGTGATGCTTATAAGAAACTATTATCCGATAAGCTTCTAAAGAATATTCTTTCTATGAAGATTGGTTCTAACGTAGATGAATTCATCTTTGGCTATGCTGATACATTGAAAATTGGTAAGTTTGATTTATCTTCTGTATTCAATAACGAAGATGAATATAAAAAACAATACAAATTGATTGAAGATGCTCTTACAGCTATCAATGGTGCCAATAATGTTCACTTCTGTCTTAAAATAGAAGAAGTTGAAGATTGGAATGGCTCTATTGTATTGACTAAGTCTCATATTGCCGCTGCAGTTGTTTCCGATCCGGAAACAGGTGAAGAAGAAGTTGAAGTTGTAGAAGAACCTAAGACAGCTGAAGATACTGATGGTCCTTCCAATACAACTACACCAGGTGAAGTGCCTCAAAATACTACAGAGAAAGTATTAGATAATGCTAATAATGAAAACGCTGCTGTAGCATCTGCTATGGTTGGTATGAATACACCATTTATTACAGTACATACTAACTATCTTGCTCCTCCAACATTCGCAGTATCTAACGATATCTCCACTAAACGTTCTATTACAGTAGATGCTAAAGATAATAAACTTAAATTAGTAGATAATAGTCCAGAAGTTAAAACTAGAGTATTTAAATACGTTGGTAAAAATAAAGGTACTCTTAAAAAGATTACTGATAACCTTGGTCAAACTGTAGGTAAAGATTATATCTATGAAACTGTAACTGGTCGTAAATACTTGGTAGAAGATCAAATCTTCTATGATGAAGACTTCCAAGAAATTGATTTAGAAGCGATCAAAGAAGAAGTTGAAAATGATAAGCATACTATCATGAATAAAGTATATATGGCTTTACATGATGGATTACCTAAGGGTAAAGAAGTCACTACTAATGAAGCTAAACGAATGGCTACAGATCTCGATGATATTTATATCTTCGAAACGGCTAATGGTTACTATGCTATGAACAGTAAGACTTTACGCTCTACTAAACTTTATAACACTATCACTGGTATTAAGATTACGGAGGATTTAATTAATGGCAAATTCTAAAACACCTACTAAAGCTTCCAAACAAACTAAAGACGATATCGATTACCAAATCGTTTCTTCTTGGAGAAGTGAGAATAATGATTTACCATTACTTTATCCTCACTACGATACTCTAGACGAACTAGAGAAAGATATGAATGAATATAGAGCCCTACCTGTAGATATGCAAATAGTGGTCGATGACCGCTCTAAAATTATCTTTGGTCATGGTAACGTTCAACGATATAAAGCTCTTAAACATGATTTACTAGTTGAAGATTCTCAAAAGCTTATTATCTACCAAAAAGAACCTAAGACTAAACTTAAAGACATTGATCCTATCAATGCTATGATGATGCTTAGAGAATATGCTACTACTAACCACCATCATGATGATTTTGTAGATGCTATATGTTATTCTACAGCTGTATTAGAAGCTATGGATTATAAAGCAGATGAAGATAAAGTAAATTATGATAAAGACGCTATCAGAGAAGAAGTAGCTGATAATTATTATACTTTTAATATACCATTCAGTCCTATTAAAAACCTACCAGATATGTTACCTTCTGAAATAGATACTATCTGTAGCGAAATGGAAATCCCAAATGGTTGGGGTAAATGGAAAGCAGAATATAATCGTTATATCTCTGGTTTGAATAACGAATTCCCTATTGTCCATGAAAACTTAAGACTACTTTTAAAAGATAGATCTGAGGATAAACTATGGGAAGGTTGTGGATATATTCCACGTCTAAGAGATGGTAGAGTTAAAGACCTTATTAATAATACATTCAAACGTATTAGTATCATCGATATCATGGATATTGAACCAGATATTCTTGATAGTATCCAAGATAGAATTAATACTATTCCAGATGACTTTGCTAAGTATATTCAAGACAATAGCTTCGAAATTCAATTTCGAGAAGACAATACTGTTATGATTGACTACAAAGGTAAATACTATTACCTAGTCGATGATAATGGCGAACTATTCGTAGAAGAAATGTTAGAAGCTGATGGTAAACCTATTAAGTTTGGTTATATCGTTATCTCTCTTTCTCTTCAACTACCAGAAATTATTCCTTCTGGTGATAATAAACTAGCTAAAGTAACTTGGTCTCCAACCAATGTAAAATTATTAGTTAAAGAATTAGTTACTGACCCTGTTGTATTATATCAATATAGTAAATATAAACCAGATCTTAAATACTACAATGCTATATACTACACTGAGTATGCTTCTGGTTTGTTGAAGAAAGCTACTAAACAATTAATTGGTTCTGATAATAATTAATTCATTTATATAATATCTATATGAAGTCCGGTAGAGAATATTCTCTACCGGATATATTTTCGCTTAAAAGAAAGGAGGAAAGATTATGTATAAAGGTAGACTTATACTTATAGGTATATTTTTAATCTCATTAATTTTAGGATGTGCTCTATCTATCATGGTAGATAGTGGATACCGAGAAAAAGCAGTAACAATAAACAACCATGAATTGAATGGATTGGATACAAAAATAGGCGGTACTGTAGTTATTAAATACAATACTAGACACCTAAACGAGTGTATTGCTGATATGGAATCCCGTGGCTATGTTGTTAAACAAGTAGAAGAAAAACGGACTGTAGGGCTTAATAATACAACTATAGTAGTTTATGAAAGGAGGAAATAATAATTGCAATCAACTTTACTAGGTCTAAAATATTATGATAGTGAAAATATCTATCGTGTTCGTAATGAACTATTTGACTTCATCGGTATGGATGAAGACTTTACTAAAGAACAGAAAGTTCTTAAACGTAAAGAATTGAAAAACAATTATAAACTTCTAATCCCATTTGGTTATATGGAAATCTATTGGACTGGTAAGAATAAAGATGATTATGATCTAGTATTCAAATATCATGACGTTAGAAAAGACCAATGGTATATAACATCTGTAGATATAACCAATACTATTCTAATTTCTAGAAGTACGAATAGATTAGTATATGAAGATATCGATGAAATGTTACCTACCGATACCAATAGACTATATACCAAGTTTGCATTCTATATTGATGATAATATAGAAACCATATTGGAATTGATTCCAAATCAAATCAGAAAAGATTTGAATCTATTATCTAAAGCATGTTTTAGAGATACGTTTGAAGAGTACTTAGCATCGTTCTTACAATCTATAGATCAAATCAATGGTATTATGCCTTATGAACTAGAGATAGAAAGATACTATAGTAGAGATGTAGTATTGTTGACTCAAGAATGCTTAGAAGATCTTCAAATGATCATTTCATACCGACTACTAAAAACGTATTGTGCTGAGTATTGGTATGATGTAAACTTCAAAGAGATTAGAAATAATTATGAATTAATCAGAGATATTAAGACGAAGAAGTTATTTGTATTTAAATATCTTAAAGGCGATTTCATATTTGAAGCATCTCAAATTGATCAAGCATTTACCGAGGAAGAATTAGAAACAATCTTCGCTCACTAAAAAATATTATAATCATATAATATATTACTGAATAGAGAAGTGATTCATCATCATTATTGATCGTTCACTTAAACCCATAGATTCGTTTCTCTATTCGTAATTTATTTATCGCTGAACTATATTGTAATGAGTCTAATATAGATTCAGCAAATTTTAGAACCTGCCAGTAGGACCAGGCAGTGATACATGGTCCATTTTTAACGCCAGGAGGTATTCAACATGGCAACTTTAGAAAATGTCGAATTAACTAACTTCGACAAAAAACAAACTACCGACAAAAAAGCAACAGCAGAAACAAAAAAGGTAGACCCTCTTGAGTTCGATACAATCGAATTCAAAGCTGCTAGTGGTAGCATCTATACTACTACTCGCAATCTTGGTGCATCTATTGCACAAACATTACGCCGCGTGAGTGATGATGTGGTGGCTTGTACTGTTTATCCAGATCCTAAGACTGGCTTAAAAGCTACTTTGATCTTGACTAACAAACCAAGCGTTGAAGGTAAAACTAAATTAGTAGTTACTCCTAAACAAAAAGAAATTGGTAAAGGCGTGTTCGCTCGTATGACTGAACGCTCCACTTCTGATTTCCGTCAATTGTTGGAACTTACTGATGAAGGTCAAGCTAAATTGGCTGATATCATTCCTGCAGTATACTTCCGCAATAACAATCCTATTTACAACTTCAAACAAGATGGTACTGTAAATTGGACTAACGCTTCCAAAGATTTTGTTGAAGGTGGCTACTCCTTAATCGGCGGTGAACCTCATGCTTACAAAGCAATCATCGTTGATTTACCTAAATTCCTTCAAAAGATGTATGGTCGTACTAACGAAAAAGGTGAAACATTCCTTTACACTGTAAACGTTGTTCGTCCTGAAAGCAACAACAATTACCCATTAGTAGGTCAAACAAACATCTCGTATATTATCCAAATAACGCAGATCAACGAAGCTATCGTTGAAGCTAACTTCAACGTAACAAACGGTCAAGACGTAGATGCGTTTAGCCCAAGCTTCACAAAACAATTCTAATTATATTTAGAAGTATAAGGTTGGGGAGATAGTCATATGACTATCTCCCACTCTTATATTATTTTTCATTTTATTTTATGGGGTGAAAACATGGCAAAAGAAATGGATTTTTCTTATACCGTAGGCGATATTGATGAGCCTATTGATTCTCGTGGTAATTCTGTAATCATGCTTCGTAAATTAGCATGGGGTTCTAATGCAGAAAAACTAGAAATCCGTCGATGGATTATTGACATCGATTCTGAACGTGCTAATAAAGGTGTTACTTTCTTAACTGAAGAAGGTCCTCATAATTTAGTACGAGTTATGGCTGAAAAAGGTTTTGGTCATACTCATGAAATTATTAATGCGATCAAAGATCGTGAAGATTTTGACGATGCTTTAGCTTCTATTGGTAAGAAAGCTCCAAAGGGTAAACCATCTGAAGAATTCTATGATCCAAAAGAGGCTTGTGGTCTTTAATAGAAAGGAGCTGATTAAATGGCTCTAGAAGACAAATCTCAAACCGAAGTCACTGGTGATACCAAAGGTCCTTTTATACAATTCATTGATTGTCCTCATAAAGGGGATTATAAATGTAAGTATATAGATAACAATGGTAAGTGTTCATTTGAAACTTGTGTGATTGATAATGTCATTCCACCTAGAGTAGTCTTATGGTACTTCCGTTGTATTATTTGTGATCGTGAAGATGCTATAAGACCAGCTGAACACAGAGCACCTTTCTGTCGTAGCTGTATCAATCGCATGTTGAAAGCTGAAAAGCTACCTCATAGTTGTAGATACTGTGGTAAGACTGTAAATAGCCCAGCACAATGGTTCCTATCTGGTATATGTGACGAATGTGATAATATACTTAAAAAAGTAGTAAACCATTGGCGAAAGAAAGGTCCATGGTAACAGATTATGGTAAAATTAGTAGAGCAGATTCCTATCGAATCGTACTTTCATGGTAAGTTCATTACCTATAAAGCATTAGATAGAATAGTTCAAACAGAATTTGCTAATTCTAATGCAGATAAGGTCAATATCTTTATTGACTTATACCAATTCTTAACGCCACCAACTGGTCCTGTCAGAATTAATGACTTCTTCGTTGCGTGTTCTATGGTTATCAATTATGCTGGTCATTTAAGAAACTTCTTTAGAAAATATTATAAGACAGAATCTAAGATTATCTTAGTTGCTTCGAATGGTATGTATAAGAAGTCAGCTAAATTACTAGCTGGGTATAATAAGTATTATAACAAACGCTTTGCTGATGCGGGAGATAGCTACAATAAGATGATAGAGTCTAATTTGAGTCTATTGCATCTTCTTTGTCCATATCTTCCTGATATTTACTTTAAAGCTGGTTCTGTAGATGCTACTATTATGATCAAACACATACTAGATCATAACTATTTTGGCGGAGATAGGACAGCTAACTTAGTAATATCGACGTCACATTACATGTATCAACTACCTAGTACTAATCCAGAAGTTGTAGTGGCTAGACAATCAAGAAGGTTTGCTGAAGATAATTCATATTCATATAACTCTATAACTTGTCTCAATGCATTCTTATATGAAAGCAGAAAGTTTGTTCCAGAATTCCCTATAAATCCTAAGTTCATATCTATGCTTATGATATTAAATGGTATTCAACGGTTAGGTGTTAAATCTAAAGTTTCTCTACCTACAGCATTGGATATCATTAATGGTCTAATATCTGGTATAGAGCATGATTGTAATGCTTTATATAATGGATTCTGTGATTACTATCTAGCTAATCCTAAAAAGAAATGTAGTATGGGACAACAAGAGTTTGTTGATAGATTCATGGCTATAGATATCAACTACCAATATTTGGTATATGAATCTATGAGTGAATCTAAATTAGATGATTATCTAAAACGTAAGCAAGATCCAGATGCAGTAAAAGAGATAAATAATAAGTATTTCAAGAATAATCCTATAATTTTAGAAGATTTGTAAAACTTCGAAATTACAATGATATAATATAATAGTGAAAGAAGTATTTCATATTATATTTATTATCTTAGGAGGAATCTTATTATGAAAACAAGAACATCTTTTATTATTAAAACTTTGATTGCATCTTTCTTAGCTATCTACCAAATGTCACATTTCCTATTCTATAAATATGGTGATATGGTATTGGCAGGTAAACACTACAACAGCGGTGTTGAAGCTGGTATGAGTGATGCATTTTTGTACTTTGTCCTAGCGTTAGTGTTAGGTGCTGTAATTTGGTTTGCAGCGATGCTCATTATGTCTTTTGCTGAACGTTTATTGAATAAACGTGCCAGTGAAAAACGTAGAGCAAAAAAGGAAGAAGCTGATACAGATGAAGTCTTTCATGACTAATTTGTACCAGCCGGATATCGATGATACCGAAGTGATTTTCATCGATAGTTTAAAGGGAAGCATCTTTGCTTCCCTTTTATTTTTTTTATTTTTTATCAGAAAGGAGGTTTGATTAGATGAAGTATGAGTATGATATAAGTATGAAATGGACAAATACTGATGATAAAGGTGCTGTAGATACTTTTGATATATCTCCAGAAAATATAGTAA